GGACATCCAGTTATGCAATTGGAGTTCAATAGTGGTTCAATGTATGCTTGTTTCGAAGAAGCAGTATCAGAATACTCACAACAAATAAATCATTACAATACAAAAAATTGGATGTGGGAGCATTATGGAAATACTGCAACTGAGACTGGAATGAGTTCAACAGGTTCACATCAAGCTGAAACTCCAAATGGTGGAATGTCCTTATTCACTTTATCAGAACAATACGGACAAGCTGTAAATCTTGGTGGAAATGCTACAATGTTTACAGGTTCAATAACTTTAACGGGTTCTCAACAAGTTTATGATTTAACAAATGAGGGTAATTTTGAATCATCTGTTACAGGAACTGATAGATTAGAAATACAAAGAGTATTTAATCACGGACCAGCTGCTATATCTAAATTCTATGACCCATTTGCTGGAACTTATGATAACATAGAAATGTTAGATGCATTTGGATTTGGTAATGTATCTCCAGCTGTTTCTTATATAATGAGACCAATATCATATGATTTAGCTAGAGCAAATGCAATTGAAACAAATGATTTGATTAGAAAATCTGCGTATTCATTTGAATTAATAAATAATAAAATCAGAATATTTCCAAGGCCTGAAGAGGCTGATGCTGGAAATAAAATACATTTTCAATATTTTAAAAGAGATGAAAGAATTGATGTAACTCAATCATATACAAGTAATAAAGTATCTGACCCATCCAATATACCATATAAATTTATTACATATAATGGAATAAATTCAATGGGTAGAAATTGGATTAGAAAATATACAATAGCATTGTCAAAAGAATTATTAGGAATCATTAGAAGTAAATATGCTTCATTACCATTACCAAATGGTGAAGTATCTATGGATGGTGAGGCTTTAAAAGCTGAGGGTAGAGAAGAAAAAGCAAATCTATTAGAAGAATTGAGTTTATTCTTAGAGGCTGTTGGTAAAAAAGAACAAGCAATTACAGAACAAGAAGTTGCAAATGCTCAACAAGAGGTATTGAATAAAGCTCCATTAAAAATATACATAGGATAAATAAATGTCACAAACAAAACCATTTTTTATACCACAAAAAGAATTTGATTTAATTAATCAAATGAATGAAGAGTTAATTGATGAAATTATCGGACAATCAGTTGATATTTATAAAGTGAATGTTGAAAGAACAGAAGACAATCTATATGGTGAATCAACTGCTAAATATTATGATGTTGGATTTAGAGTAAATTGTTTAATTGAATATGCTGAACCAGAAATAAATCAAGATGAGTTTGGTGCAGATTTAAATGGTAATATTTCTATGTTTTTTCAAAGAGAAAATTTAGCAAGTGGTTCATTGAATTTTTATCCTGAAAATGGTGACATCGTGGATTGGAATGATTACTATTGGGAAATTAATGGAACAACAGAACCACAATTNTTTGNTGGACATCCAAACTTTAAACATAACATTGTAGCTACTGCACATCGTTCAAGATTATCATCGTTACAAATAGAAGAGAGGCCTAAATAATGAGTTTAGATTTATTAAAAGAGAGATTTAGTGGAAAACCAATAACTTCTCAATATGAAGATAAGATACAAAACAAAGAAAAAATTATTGAAAAGTTAGAATCAGAGGCTCAAAATTTATCAAATAAGATTTTAAATTTAGAAAAAGAAAAAAACTTTCTTGTTCAAGAATTAAATAAATCACAACAATTTGAAGATGGTGCTTTTTCAATAAAAGAAAAAAATTATGTAAATGAACTTCAATCAAAAGATGTGGTTATTAAAGAAGGAAAACAAAAAACAAATTCATTATATGAACAACTTGACAAGAAAGATGAAAGACTTGTTTATAAAAATAAAATAATTGATAACTCTTTAAAAATAACTAAAGAAGCTAAAAATAAAATAAATTATTTAAATGTCAAATTACAAAATTCTAAAAATTCTAAAAAAGAATTAAAGTTAGAAATTAAAAAAACTTATAAAAAATATTTGTTTGAAATAAATAATTTTGAAAATCAAATAAAAAATAAAAACGAACTAATAAGTGGACAAAAACAAGTATTAAAAAAAGATAATAAAAAATTACAAGATTTATCTAATAAACTTCAAGAGTTAAAAGTAAAAAATATCAATGGTAAAAAAGTAATTAGTGAGTTGGATAATAAATTACAACAAAGTAAAAATTCTTTAGTTGTAAAAAATAATAAATTTCAAAAAGAAATCAATAGTAAAGAAAATACAATATCAGAGTTACAAAGTGAAATGGATATACTTTCAAATCAAGTAATTGCGTTAACTGAAACAGCTCAAGACAAAACTATTTTAGAAAAAAAATTACAAGAAGCAGAACAATTTCAAAACATAGTTAAAAATAATAAAAATAATTATCAAGTAGTTCCTCAAAAGAAATCTAAAATTTTAAATACAGATAATTTAATTTTTAAACTTAAAGAAATTTCAAAACAAAAACAAGGGCCAAAACCATTAAATTGGCAACAATGGATTGAAATACCAGAGAGTAATTATTTAAATGAATTAAATCATAATATAGCTTTAAAATTATTTAATGAAAATAATAATTTATATTTACAAGATGAGAGAAGAAAACATGACAGACACTCGCGAATGGAAATGGAAGCGCCGACTTTTGCATTACTACCATTGACAGTAAGTGGTTTGCAAGGTTATTATTCATCCCAAGTGTTATCAAACACTTTTTCTGATGGTGATGATGTAACTCAATGGGATGATTTAAGTCCTAATAAAAACCATTTTACACAAACCGGTGCATCTCATAGTGGTGACTTATCGGAAAGTAGTGGTAATACCGATGTGCCTGAATACAATGCTTCACAAAATAGTTTATTGGTTAGAAGAAATGAAAGTAATTTGGACAATATGACTCTTACTAATGCTATAAATTTGAGTGAATTTACAATTTTTTTTGTAGTAAACTTTGAACTAGATAATAATCACCAACATAGGATTCTGAGCGATATAGCTGCAAATGATAATATTATAGTTTCAAGAATTAGCAATACTTTGAACCGATTAACAGTTAGTGCAAATGATGGAACAACTAATGTAAGTAGTATTGTTAGTGCTAACAAAAGTACTAATGAAGCTCATGAGCTTGAAACCAATAGAAAATATATACTAACTTGTAGAAAAAAACCATTCAATAGTGATGATGGATTTGGACAAGTGGAGTGGTTTATAAACAAAATATCAGTTGGAACAAATAATGATTATGATGAAGATATGACTCAAAAAATTGAAAGATTGTTTTTGGCCAATTCAAGTACTGGATTCAAAGGGCATATGTATGAGTTGGCGATTTATGGAGAAGCGTTAGGTGGTGGACAAGTTTCACAATTACAAGACTACTTCATCGATAGAACAAATATAAGTGTATAAGGATAAACAATGGCAGTTCAACAAATAACAGGAAAAAGAATTACAAAGTATGATACTTCAAATCCTAACTTTGTAGAAAAACCTAAACCTAAATTAGAGGTTGAAGCAAATGGTAATGTACAAGAAGATGAAGATGTATATGGTGAAAGAAAACATTCTTACATACCTGAACCTAATGGTAATCTACAAGTAGAACAAATGATGGGTAAGTTGATGAACAAATTAGATAACTTTGATTCTAAAAGCCAAACTGGTATAAAAGCCATTGAAGTGGATATTAAGAAAGAAATAGCTATCGGTAAAGCTGATATGAGTAGTATTAAATCAGAAGAAATAAAGGGTAAGGTGAACAATAAACTTGATAAACTTAAAAAACTGAGAAGACGAAATGGCCGTTAATAAAATTACAAATAAACAAACACTTAATGTAGAATCAGTTAATAGAGCCACACAAGTATCTACAAAAGATAATAAAGTTCGTGGTAATAGAGAACAATCAATAAATCCTGGAAAAGATTTTACTAAAAACTTTGCTGTAACATTAAAAGATATTGATACATCTGTAATGACTCATATAAAAAATGTTATGAAACCGAGAATAAAAGAAGCAAATGAAACATTTAAAGTACCTGTTTATTATGGTAATGAGGAAAGATGGAAAAATTTTAGAAAAAGAGGAGTGTTAAGAGATAAAAATAATTCATTAATACTTCCATTAATTATGTTTAAAAGAACTGATGTTTCTTTTGATGATGCAATGCCTATGTCATTTGACCACGATGTAAAAGGAGAGTTTATAAAAGTTGCTAGAAGTAATGCTTGGTCTAAAGATAATCAATATGATAGATTTTCTGTTCAAAGGGGTGTTCAACCTGTTCAAGAGGTGATTTACACTGGTATGCCCGACCACGTTATATGTAATTACTCGGTAGTTATGATGACTAATTTTATTGAACAAATGAATGTATTAAGTGATTTATTTCTTGAACATTTAGGAACATATTTTGGTGATTCAGAACAATATAAATTTTTATCATCATTAGATGGTAGTATAAGTGATGCATCTGAAATGAACCAAGATGGTGAAAGACTTATTAAAACTGAATTTGGTTTATCAATAAAAGCATATGTAATACCAGAGTTTACAAGTAATGTGTTTGGAACAACTAATGAAACAACTAAACAACTTACACCATCACGAGTTACATTTGGATTTGAGGGTGATGCTACGGACGAACAAATAGGAAAATAAATCACTTGTTTTAAAATTTTATATATATTTATATATAGTTATATAACAAATCACAATGGAGGTTACAAATGGCAGAAGAAACAAAATTTACAGAGGACGAACTTAAAAAAGTTCAAAATATTCAAAAAAGTTATGCAAGTGTTCAAAATCAATTCGGACAATTAAAATTAGCACAAATCAGATTAGATAGTCAAGAAGTTGATTTAGAGGATTCTTTAAAATCAATTCAAACAGAAGAACAAAAATTTCTTGATGGAATCACCAAAAAATATGGTGATGGTACTTTAAATCCTGATACAGGTGTATTCACACCAAATAAATCAAAATAATTATAAAATAAATTATCGTTTGGGGTTTTAATCATATATTTATATATGAATAATACTAATGCGCAAAGTAGTATATTTACCTCAAATTAAGTTAACTTAGGAGAAATTCAATGGCCGAAAAAATTATAAGTCCTGGTGTATTTACGAATGAAATAGACCAGACTTTCTTACCTTCCGCTGTGGCTGATATTGGAGCTGCAATCGTTGGACCAACACTTAAAGGTCCTGCAGGAATCCCAACCGTTGTAACATCATTTTCTGATTTCCAAGCAAAATTCGGAGATGTGTTTAGAAGTGGTTCAGATTCAGTTCAATTCTTAACATCACATGCAGCTGAAGAATATTTAAAAAATTCAGACACCCTAACAGTCGTAAGAGTTATGGCGGGTGCATTTGGACCAGCTAGTGCTAATATTCTTACCACGGGTTCAAGCACAGTAACTGGTGTCAATTTAGCTACTGGTTCAGTAATTGCTAGTTCATTTCCAGCAACAATTGGACAAGTTTATAAAGTAGTACAAGGAAGTTCTACATTTAAATTTATATCTTCCGGTGATGGTGGTGGTGATGCAGCTGATGATTCAATTAGATTCTTTGTTAATGGCTCAACTACAGGAGCACATATAACAAACTTAACAACTGAAATAAATGCTGTAAGCTCATTAAATGTAATAGCTAATTCAGGTTCTTCTGGATTATCTATGACAGGTTCAAGTGCTGGAACTGGTAATAATGGTATTAAATTCACAACAGCTTCTGCTGCAGCTCCAAGTACATTTACTACTGCTCCGGCTGGTAATGCTGTTGGTGGTGGAGTAGCAGGTGCTGGTGGTGCATTTACAATGACTGGTGGTACAGATGGAGCTGGAACTTCAACAACTGCATTTACATTAGAAACATTAGCTGATGGTACAATAATGAATAATGCTAACACAACCGCACAAGTCAATAATGTTTTAGTTAGTGGTTCAAAACATAATATTAGATTTGAAGTTTTAACTAAAAATGATAAGAAAGGTACTTTTAACTTAACAATTAGAGCTGGTAATGATAGTTCCAAAAGAAAACAATCATTGGAAACATATAATAATTTATCATTAGACCCAAACTCATTAAATTATATAGCTAAAGTAATTGGTGACCAAACACAACAAGTTAAAACAGAAGGAAGTACTAAATATTTACAATTAAGTGGTTCTTATCCAAATGCTTCAAGGTTTGTAAGAGTTAAAAGTGTTGGTACTCCTACAAGTAATTACTTGGATGAAAATGGAAATGTATCCGATATACCTGTAAATGGTGGTCATATATCACACTCATTACCTCAAGTTGGTAGTGGTTCATCAAATGGTGGATTTAGTGGTGGTTCAGACGGACATAGTGGATTTAATGCTTTAGGACATTTTGGTGGTAATTCTGCAGCAACTACTAATGCATTATTTTATGAGGAAATCACAGCTACTAATACTCAAGGGTTCGACCCAACAGCAGCAGATGATGGTAAAAATGCATATGAAGAAGCTCTTGACTTACTTGCAAACCAAGATGAATTTGATATTAATTTAATCTTAATGCCTGGTATCATTGATTCACTTCATCCAGCAATAACTAAAAAAGCAATTGATGTATGTGAAGATAGGGGTGATTGTTTTGCTATTATTGACCCAGTTCCTTATGCTTCAACATTAACAGCAGCTACCGCGAGAGGTGGTGCAAGAGATTCAAACTTTGCAGCTATGTATTGGCCATGGGTTAAAGTACCTGATTCACAAGTTGGAGGAACTCAAAGGTGGGTGCCACCATCAACAGTATTAGGTGGAATATACTCATTCAATGATAGAGTTGCTCACCCGTGGTTCGCTCCTGCTGGATTGAATCGTGGTGGAATCACAACAGCTATTCAAGCTGAAAGAAAACTAACTCAAGGTAATCGTGATGATTTATATGATAATAACATTAATCCAATTGCTACATTCCCTGGACAAGGGGTAACGGTATTTGGACAAAAGACATTACAGAAAAAAGCAAGTGCATTGGATAGAATCAATGTAAGACGATTATTAATCAGAGTTAAGAAGTTCATTGCTTCTTCTTCAAGATTCCTTGTATTTGAACAAAATACATCGGCAACACGAAGAAGATTCTTAGGAATTGTAAATCCATTCTTAGAAAATGTACAATCACAAAGTGGTTTAAGTGCGTTTAGAGTAGTAATGGATGAAACGAATAATACACCTGATACAATTGATAGAAATCAATTAGTTGGACAATTATTCTTACAACCTACAAGAACTGCTGAGTTTATTGTATTAGACTTTACAATACAACCTACAGGTGCTTCTTTTCCAGAATAATGGTTAGTTAAAATAAACTAAAGAAAAGGGATTTATTTAAATATAAGTCCCTTTTTTTTATAATTGTTGATATTTATATATGAATTAAAGGTTTAAGTATTTTAATAGGAGAATTTAAATGGCTGAATTATTAGAACCACAAGATATAATGTTTACCCCCTTTGAGCCAAAGCTCAAAAATAGATTTATTATGCAAATCGATGGTATCAATGCTTATTTAATTAAGTCAATGAATAGACCATCAATTGAAAATGATGAAGTAGTATTAGAACATATGAATGTAACAAGATATGTTAAAGGTAAGTCCAGATGGCAACCTTTAGAAATTATGTTATACGACCCAGTTGTTCCATCAGCTGCTCAACAAGTGATTGAGTGGGTAAGATTACATCACGAATCAGTAACTGGTAGAGATGGATATTCTGATTTTTATAAAAAAGATATTACATTTAACCTTTTAGACCCGGTTGGAGCTGTTGTTGAAGAATGGGAACTAAAAGGTGCTATGATTCAATCAGCTAACTTTGGTGATTTAGCATTTGACTCATCAGACCCAGTTGAAATCAGTTTAACATTAAGATATGATTACGCAATACTTAAATTCTAATAAATAATATTAGAACATAAATTAAAAAAACCCCCAATATACAAGAAATATTGAGGGTTTTTTTATTTTATATATATTTATATATGGAGATTATGATGAAAACAACATTTGAAGAAATAATAGATAT